GTGACAATAATCTGCTCTTCCGCATGGATAATCCAGCTGCTCCGACGCCTTGGGGCAAGTGGGAATCCTATAGCTCGCAGGGTGGCGTGTCCGATAAGGATACCGCGCAGGCATTCATGCAGTCCACGCTTGATGATGCGGCTAGGGTACGCGGCCAGTACACGCGCGATCTGGTGACTTCCGGCGTGGATAATCTACCGCTCATCGACTTCCACGCCGGCGACTGGATCACCGCGCCAACAGTCACTCACGGCGAGAAGGTGCGCGTCCAGGAAATCGATTTGAGCATGCGCCAGAACGAGGGCCTATCCTGCTCAATCGCTCTGAACGACATCAAGTACGACGCTTCCGTGCGTCAGGCGAAGAAAATCAAAGGCATCACCGGCGGAGCCGCATTGGCCGGCAGCGAGGGCGGCACGACCGCCTCTTCCGATCGCGACCATCGCGTACCGAAGGCCCCGCTTGGACTTGTCGTGCAGACGGACGCATACATTGGTTCGGACGGGTACGCCCACGGTCTGGCCACAGCCTCGTGGAGTGCGGTCATGCAGGCCACGAATGACACAGCC